GTACATTGAAGCTAAAGACCTCCGAGAAGGTCAGGGGGTTGGGATACTTGAAAATAAAGAAGATGGCGATATTGAAATGCGTCCTTTGCCACAACCAATTCAAGAAAGAATGGTACGAATACATCAAGAAAGCGAGGATAGGACAGAAAGACTTTTATTGCGGAAAGATTTGCTCGGAGAATCATCACGCTATAAAAAACAGCAAGCATTGTCATATAATTCATCACAAATCAAAAAAGACACCATTTCCTCAATTACTGCCTATGCAGGAGAAAGAGAAGTCTATGATATAGAAGTTGAAGATAATCATAATTTTTTTGCTAACGGATTCTTAGTACATAATTGTTTACTCATCGACGATCCGATTAAGAACCGCGAGGAGGCGGATAGTGAGACATATAGGGAGAAGGTATGGAATTGGTTTACGTCAACGGCTTTCACTAGATTGGAACCAAACGGGGTATGTATCATCATTCTGACGAGATGGCACATGGACGACCTTGCTGGGAGGGTCCTCGCGCATCCTGAACTGTCGAAGCGCACGAAGGTTATGCGGTTTCCGGCGATTGCGGAGGAAGATGACGACTATCGGAAGTCAGGGGAACAATTGTGGAAGGGACGGTACGATTTACGGGAGCTTGAGGAGATAAAAAGTACAATTGGACCGTATGACTGGCATTCATTGTATCAATGTACGCCGATCCTAACGGAAAAGCAGGAATTTAGGCCGGAATGGCGGAGGGACATCACACCGAAGGAACTCGCGCAGAAGAATACACGAGGGTTCCTGACGATTGATACGGCGATGAGTAAAAAGGCACAGGCGGACTTCACAGGGTTCTGCGATAATAGCGTGGATAAGGAGGACTTCTGGCATCTACGCGCGTGGAAGCAAAGATTAGGGGCGGAGGAATTGGTTGATGCGATTTTTGCACTACACACACAGCGGAAATACGAGAAGATTGGGATAGAGAAGACGGCGTATACGGAAGGGTTGAAATCATACCTCGACCAAGAACAACGAAAGCGCGGGATGTTTTTGCCTCTTGTGGAATTGAAGCATTCAGGAACGGCGAAGGAGGTGCGAATACGTGGGCTTATCCCCCGATATGCGGCGGGAAGCGTATTCCATGTTCAAGGAGAGTGTACAGCACTGGAGGAGGAGCAAATGCAATTTCCTAATGGAAAGTGGGACGATGTAATTGACGCTACGGCGTACCAATTACAATTAGTAACGAAGTCAGGTGGTGGAGGACACGTCTATAAGCCACGATGGTTAGGATTTAATAAAAGATAAATTGACACACCTATTGCATACGTTATATACTTTTAATAATTAATATTTAATATCTCCTATGGATAAATCTACGATGCCACTCGTTGGTGCTGAAGCCCGACGAAAAATATTATCAGGCGTTAATAAGGTACTTGCGGTCATTGCTCCAACACTTGGACCTGCCGGTATGTCGGTTCTTCTTCCACGTACATGGAATCGAGGTCCACGAAATGCTGATGATGGGTACATGGCGGCGCAAAATGTGATTCTTGAAGATGAACATGAGCGACTAGCGGCGGACACGTTTAAAGAAAGTATCAAATTGACGAACCAAGTGGCCGGAGACGGCACAACCGGTACAGGCGTATTCGGAGGTTCGATTATTAATCGTATCTTTGCGACATTGCCAACACACGGTGTGCCGATTGTCGCGCCACCGGGACAGACAGCTCCTTCTCGTAAGTCAGTACGACAGATCCGACAGGAACTCATAGAGGCAAAGGACATAGTTATCGCAGCGATAAAGGAACAGACAAAACCGATTAAGACACTCGCAGACTTGGAAAAGATTGCGATGATTTCTATTGGTAAGGAGGACGAGGTTATTGCAAAGACGGTAGCGAAGGCAGTATGGGAAATTGCTCGCGATGCAAATGGAAATTACGTGAATAACCATATTGATGTCGTTGAGGGATATAAGGGAGAGATGGAAGTTGAGATAGTACGAGGTATGCGCTTCCCTGCTAAGGTAGCTCACAAAGCGTTCATAAATAATCCTGAGAGGTTTGAAATGGTAGCGGAAGACACGGCTATCTTCATCACGAATTACAAATTGGATAATCCAATGATTGTTCAAAGTCTTCTACAGAATTGTAAGGTTGCAAAGATTGCGTTGTTTGCTCCTGAATTTGCACCGATTGTAATCAGATATCTTATTGAGACAACTAAGGGAGGACTATTCTGTTACCCGATAGAATGTGCAGCTCTACGGACTGAACAATTACAAGATCTCGCTGTATATACCGGAGCGACCATTATTGATAAAGAGACCGGAGCAAAGGTTGAGAATGCTTCGTATTCTGATTTAGGTTTTGCTACAAAGATTATCATTCGTGATACGGAGAATAAGGACGAAGCGGTATTGCTTGGAGGAAAAGGAGAGCAGGTAAAACATAAAGAAAAGAATCTTATTGCAGAACGACAGGAGATATTGAAGAAACAGATGCTAGAAGTGAAGAATGAACTAGCTAAAATTGTGTTAGAGAGAAGGATTGCGAATTTGTCAAGTGCTGTTGGTGTTATCCGTGTAGGGTCTTCTTCTACATCGGAATCTCTCTATTTGAAGCTCAAAATTGAGGATGGTGTCTTCTCTTGTAAGAGTGCATTAGAGGAAGGATATGTCGTTGGAGGAGGTATGTGTTTGAAGAAGATTGCAGAGAAACTTCCTAAAAATATCCTTACAGAATCACTTAAAGCGCCATACGAACAGATACAAAAGAACGCTGGAGGGTTTATAGAAATCGAGAAAGATGTCATCGACCCTACGAAGGTTGTACGCCTTATTGTTGAGCATGGTGTATCGGTAGCAGCGACACTTCTTACCACTCATGCCGTTGTTCCAGAGATACGAGAGAAGAGTCCGGCGGAAGGATATGAGGCTATTGCACGCGCGTTATTGATTCATACAAAGTTGCACGCGAAAATCCATGGTATAATAAAAGAGAATGAAGACTTCTTAGAAGAAGGTCGTAACAACGAGTGGGAAAAAGCAATCTTACAAGATAAGGATTAGTACCATGGCAAGCAGAGCATCGAAAAATATAGCTCATAGACTAGCGCGGAAGATGTTTAGACTTCCCGGCAAGATTCTCAATAAATTTGAATCCAAATTAAAAAAGATGGATGATTTTAAGCGAGAAAGGAATATTAATATGATGAAGAAGAACGGCCTAATGAGAGAATAATGATAGGCGATATTACGAACAATAGAGTTGTTTCAGCATATCAGCCGTCAGTATCGGTTAAGAATTTTTCATCTTTCGTAAAAAAGGATTTCGGGATTGGTGATGAGATACTTAATAGACCGTTCTTAGAACTCAATGATCGCTCGATTATTGAGGATATGAACAAAGGGCAGAAGACCTTTAATGCTTTTGTTGATGAGACATTAGAGAACGAAGCAGACGCATGGAAGTATCGAGGTACGCGCGCGAAGGCTAGAAATAAGGGTCTTGTTACCCATGCTCACATGACTTCGGGGTATATATTTCCATCGTTCCTTGCTCAGAACGAAGATGATGAAGAGGACCGTGGCTTTTCAGAAGCGATGGATGATTGTGTTGAATGGCTTGGGAATAACTCCAACTACAAGCCGTCGTTCTTACTTGCCGCTATGGGTATGCTCGTCAATCCTGTTACCTATATGGGCGCGGAGTGGTTTGACGTAATGCAGACAATTAAGGAAAAGAACGCCGATGGGACAAGTACGCCTAAAGAGATACAGGATGAAGTCCTTTCAGGATTCTCAGCACCTATCTATTCGGCTAATCAGATTTTGATTTCAAACGCATACGAACAGAATATCCAGAAACAACGGTTTATCTTCAAGAAGCGATATATTGAATACGCAGAAGCTAAGGCGAAATATGGAGAACATGAGAATTGGGTATATATAAATCCTGGCGTAAGGAGTGTATATAACGACAGTGACTCACTCTTCTATGATATTAAAGACGATGAACATCCTAATCTCGTTGCTGAGGAAACGTATATAAATAGGCGTGAAGATACAGAAGTGTGTTTCCTAAATGGTATTTATATGGGTGATTCTAATGTTGAGAACAACCCTGTCCGGCATCGAGATAATCGTGGAGCACCTAAGTATAACGTCGTTCCTTTCGGATACCAGAGGGTAAACGAACATTTCTTTGCATATAAATCTTTGATGAACAGTCTCTATTGGGATGATAAGCTCATTGATGCACAGTACGAATTGGCGATGAACACAGCGTTCTTGGTATCAAACATGCCAACAGCGATCATGGGCAATGATAAAATTGATTCAGATATTATCTTCCCTTCGGCAGTTGTTAATCTTGATAAAGATACAAAGACAGCACCACTTCTTCCTAACCTTAATCCACAGGCACTCTTTCAGGCGCTTCACGAGACAGAGGCTTCTATGGAAGAGAGTTCTATATCTGATACAGCCGGTGGACAGTTGCCACCAGGAAGCACGAAAGCAACAGCGAGTGCTATTGCACAGCGACAGTCAGAGACAATGCTAAAGGCGGTAGGGAAACCTCTTGCTGAATCTATGGTACAGATGGGAGATTTGATGAAAGACATTGTGGTCAATAACCTATCAGTAGCACAGGTAGATGATATTCTCGGAGATAATTTGAAGTTGAAATACCGAACACTCATTCTAAAGAATAAGATGGTCGGTGGTAAGCAGAAAGATAAAGTAATTCGTTTTGATGGAAATCTGGTTAACAAGGGAATGACTGATTCTGAGAAAAAGTATAAGAATGTAGAACTCTATCAACAGTCTGAGAAGAAAGGAGGACATAGTGCAATACGCATTCTTAATCCAGAAATATTTGCACGATCAAAATATCTCACTCGCGTTGAACCTGAGATTATGTTTCCTAAGAATAAGGAATATCAGCAAGCAATATATTCACAGGTATTCGCACAGCAATCAGCTAATCCATTTGTCTCATTAGAGGCACTCACACGAAAGGTTATGCAATCATACTTTGGAAGTGAGACTGAGGATTTAATGCAGAAAGCAGATAAGGCACAGGGAGCATTAGGTACAGGTTTTCCTGAGACAGTAGCCGGACAACAGGCACAGAACAAGACAACGGGAATGGCTTTATCGGGTACAGGGTTATCAATATAAAGGTCGCAGTTATTAATTAATTTAATAAAAAACATGCAAGAAGTAACAGGAATTGAGACAAGCGCAGGTGTATTTAAACTTCATAATCGAGAGAAACTTTCTCGTGTTATTGATGGTCAGACAAATTCAAAAGGTGAAGTTTTCGGAGGTTTAGGTGAGGAAGCTATTACTGAACAAGCTGATTTGGTTATTGCTCTATACGATAAAGTCGGTGGGTATATTACCGGTAAGCAAGGAAGCAAGGTGAAGACTGGTTCGTTCTATAATTTCAAGAAACGAACGCCTCGCGAAGTACCTGAAATCACGTATGTTTACCGTGTAAACGGAGAGATTATCGAGATGAAGGATGGCGAAGAAACACCACTTGAAGTACAGGCAGCTGTATTGGCAGATAAGGTAAAAGAGAAGAGAGCAAAGAAAGTTAAGGCTGAATAAATATGAAAGAGTGGCTCATTAAAAAACTAGGAGGGGCTACTAAAGATGAGGTACTTACTGAAGCCGTCATACGATTACATAATACTGTTTCTGTAAATGACATTCTAAGAGTAGAAAATAAGACAGTAATGTTTGGTACAAAATCGTTGACAACGGCAGAGTATGGTATAATTGTAGAACAAGTACGCTCATTTCAAAAAAGTCTGTTGTTCAAAATTTTAGATACT